AAGCAGATAACAAAGCAAGAGACGCAATTAACAAAGCACTAAACAAATGAAAAGCTACCACATAAACAAACAGACCAAGACCTACACAGATACCACAGTAGGACTTACAAAAGATCACCACCACATTGGTAACTTCCACAGCTTAGATGAGTTTCACACACGCTTAGATATGATGACACTAAACTTATGCGAGGGTAACGATAAACTAATAAGCCACCTAGGAGCTACACAAGCTCTACACGTACCTAAGTACGGAGAGGTTAAAGAGACTGAGGAGCTAGATGCTATGGTATGGCTATGGTGCAATCAGTGGCAGGTAAGGATAGAATTAGACTTTCAAGTTAGACAATCATTATTAAGTTGATATGAAAACAAGCATCTACAAGTACGTAAGAGAGTGCAGACGTAATAGCAGTAATGCTAAGGTATGGGCAGCTAAGCTACCTAATACAGGAAGGCTTATGTTTGCAACAGAGAAAGAGGCTGCCATATATGTAGACAGGTGGTTAATTAAACAAGGATTAGAACCACGGATATTAAAGAAAGTATGACAATCAAAGAAACGATAGAGGTGCTAACAGATGCTAACCTATACAGGAGGGATCAAGAAGTACCATCCATATACAGAGTGCCAAACGGTAAGCAGTTAGGGATAGCAATAGACACAGCAATAGAAGAACTAAAAAAGATATGACACTAGACAAAGCTAAAGAGATGGTAGGGCTTATCTTCGGTCAGGCATACGCTCAGGATAAGGATGTAGTCGCATTCTATATGGAGTGCAATGAGATACTAATAGCAGAAGAGAGAGTGATAGCCTATGAGCTGGGGTATGATATAGGGTACAAGGACGCTAAAGAGAAGTCAACAGCACACGGGGCAAAGTCTTAGTTTGTCACAGGGTAGAGAGATATGAATAAACAAACAATCAAACTAATAATCATAGGACTAACAGCATTTACTATCCAGATAGTATGCTATGCCTTAGACACTGAACACGGCCTTACCATAACACTACTACTACTGTGTGGATGGTGGCTTAACCTTATAATAAGAATAAATGAATAAGAATATGAAATACATTATAATACTACTTCTGCTCATAGGATGCAGCGAGGATACACCAAGACCTAATAGAGATTGTAACTGTGGGACTATTGCTAACGATGGTATAGACAATGGATGCTACTGGCTAGAGATACGCAACAACTGTTCAGGCAATAAGAAAACCTTTTGCTTTGACCAAGACATCTGGATGGATGCTTATGTAGGTGAGAACTTCTGTGTGTACAATGAGAGTGAATGGTAAGCTATGAGATCAAGAATACCAGAGTCAGAGTATATGACATATAGGATCAAAGTAACGCAATTAGAGAACGGGCATAAAGAGTATGACCCACAAGTAAAGGTTAAGCGTCTATGGTGGCACAGGTGGGAGTCTATCCCTAACAAGGCAGGCAACACTATCCCTACTACTATTGAAGGGTATGCATTAGATAGTATAAACAATCATAAAGCTAATAACAAAGCTATGAGTGTAACATATAAATACATAATAATACTAATAGCCATCCTTGCAATAGGATGTCAAGAAGAGCCATCGTTACCAGAGCAAGAAGAGGAAGTAGTAGACTGCTATTGTGGTCAAGTAGAGGGATGGAGTGGCAGCAGTTGGACAGTAGACGGCAGACAGCTAACGTGGGGTTACAAGATTACAAACAACTGTACCAACGCTCCTTGGTTTGTTACTATGTCAAGCCCTATAAATGGAGATGAATATTGTAGAGGTTTTTAATGGTAAAGTACAAGAAGTGTATAGAGCTATTTATAGAGGGGTTATTCCTTGCAGCATTTAGTTGTGCTGTGATGACATTGCTAACATTTATAGTATTTATAATTGTACAGCTACTTAGATAAATTAACATTTGTTAATATACAGAATGACCAGCAAAGTGTACATAAACGCAAATAATACAGATATGAGAGGTAATTTGTTTTGTAAGTGTTTGACCCATAGGGGGTGTAGAAGTTTAGAGTCTCGTAGGATGTACAACGTAGTCTGACTTTTATTCGATACGTGCGACTTTCTAGTTTACAAATGTTAACTTGCAAATACGAATAAATGGGAAAGAGAGGAATTAAGCCACAGCCAGCAGCGATAGCAAAGCAAAAAGGAGTCTATCAACCGGTTAGACATAAAGACCAAATAGCTACGCAAGGCAAAGAACTTGAATGGGTACACAATGGCATTCCAGATGCACCCGACTATTTGAATGATGGAGCTAAGCAGGTATGGAATCAGCAACTATGGGAGGCACAGAAACTATTCGGGTATATCTCTTTTATTGATCTTAAAGTATTCAGTGAATATTGTTATGTATGCTCAGAGATGGACTACCTAAAAGAGCATAGTCAGCAAAGAACTACAGAAGATGATAACGGGGTAATACGTGTTAATCCCTTGTATGTGGAATTGAACAAACTACGCAAAGACTTTATGCGGCTAAGTGGTGAGTTTGGATTTACTCCTAGTAGTAGAACACGTATAACTTTGCAGCAGAAAGATGAGACGGTAGTAGATAAATATAAAGAATTTTAATAATGGAACGAAGAATAAAAACAACTATTACTATTTGTAAAGATGAGATACCACAGGAGGGAGTATCTTTTGTAATGTATGAAGATGGGGACATAGAATGTAATTGCAAGGTGACGGCTACTAATTATGATTATACAAAAGATGGAGACTTAGAACACTGCCACGCTTTACAAAAACCTATAGGATTAATTAGTAAGGGTAAAGATTTTTTTAGTAAAGTAATAATGAGTTTGAATAATGGATAATAAAAAACTAATGCTATCCCACTTTGAAGATGCAGGCAAAGATTTAATGAGTGCTAATTGTGCTATATCATACAGAGGTAGATGCAAGTTAGAAGATGCTATCTCTTTTTTTGGTAAAAACTTAGACTACAGTAATGACAGAGAATACAATCGTAAAGAATATGAAACATTTAACCCTATAATAAAACTAGCAAATAATAAATTATGAGTAACAGAAAACCAATTTTTATAATTAAAGCAAAGCAATCATATAGCGATGCAGAAAAGTTTAGTAAATTAATGAACGATTCAGAAATTTCAAATGATTATCACGTTTTAATTTTAGACCCTATTTGCACTTATGAGCTAATATCTTTAGAGGGCAATGAAAAAGTAACTGAAAAAGAAACCTCATTTTACAAAAGAATGATAAACTATGTTATAAGACCAAATAAATAGATGGCCTACAAAACTGATTTTAGCAAAATAGATTTAGATAAGTACTACTTTGATGAGGTAGTGGCACAGTTGGCTGTAGATTATATTGAGGAAAATGTAAAGCACGTAAAGGGAGACTTAGCAGGACAGCCATTTATAATGGAGGAGTGGCAGAAAGAAGAGATAATAAAGCCAATTTTCGGATGGAAACATAAGAGCAACGGACTGAGAAAGTATACATCTGCTTATGTAGAGATCCCAAAGAAGAGCGGTAAATCTTTTTTGGCTGCTAGTATAGCGTGCATATTCTTAGACGTAGAAAAGGAGGGCGGTAGTGAGATAGTTGGTGTGGCTTGGGGACGTAAGCAAGCGGGTTTAGTATTCGAGGCTACAAAGGAAGTAATCCAAAAGTCACCACGTTTAAAAAGTAAATGTAAAATTTATCGTAACGCAATCACAGCCCCAGACCACTTAGGAGGTACAAAACAATATCAAATACTATCCAAAGAGGCAGGAGGTGAGGATGGGATAAACCCACAGCTTGCTATAATAGATGAGTTACACGTTCATAAGAACAATGAAGTACTTGAAATGGTAGAGAAATCACAAGGAGCAAGAAAGCAACCTTTGTCATTTATCATAACAACAGCAGGAAGTGATCTTTATGGCATAGGATACCAGCGACACGAGAACGCAATTAACATAGCAAAGGGAATTATAGAAGATGAAAGTCATTTAATTTGTGTGTACGGAGCAGATAAAGATGATGACCCGTATAGCCCTAAGACTTGGATAAAGGCAAATCCTAATTATAATATTTCTATAGGAGTAAGAGCTTATGAAAAGGAGGCGGCAAAAGCAAAAGTGAGCAGTGCAAGTTTGAACTCATTTAAAAGATACTACCTAAACATTTGGACTAGCTCAGTGGATGGATGGATTAATGATGAGGTTTGGCAGGCGTCTAACTGGGAATTTAATGAAGATTTGCTGCTAGATTACCCGTGTTATGGAGGCTTAGACCTTTCTAGTACCTCAGATATAACCGCTTTTACGCTAGTCTGGTGTATAGAAGGTAAGTTTTATTCTAAAAATTGGTTCTTTTTGCCAGAAGATAAGGCCGCAAACTCAGCAGATAAGAACAACATAGAGTATATTGAGTGGGTAAAACAGGGCTATATCATAGAAACTAGTGGTAACGTAGTAGATGATGACGAGGTTCTGATAGTAATAGAAGGCCTAGCCGCAAAATATAAGATAACAATGATGGCATATGACAACTATAGAAGTCATCACCTAGTACCTAAGTTTGAAAAAGCAGGGATAGAATGTATTAAATTTAACCAAGATTTAAAAACAATGACTGCACCAACTTTGGAACTACAGAAAATGGTAGAGTCAAAAAAGTTTAACCACTTTGGGAACCCAGTGCTAAGATGGATGGCAGGTAATGCCACAATAGTTACAGGCTTTGGTGGTCAAGCTGCGAAGATTCAAAAAGAAAAAAACAGACCAGAAAAGAAAGTGGATGGTATTATTACTAATATAATGGCATACGCACTATGGTTAAATGAACCCGAGAAACAAGTAACAAGTTATTATTCAAACCCAGATTTACAATTATGAAGATACCACAAGACGTTTATGATGCAATCAATAACCCAAATGAGGGATTTGATAAAATGTACTACAAATTAATTAGCCAAGGCTTAGGACAAAGGAAAGCATTCTACGCAGCACAGGATCGTGTTAATCTATTCTTTCCTAACTACCAGAGATATAATAGTTATGAGAGCTACCACATATCAAAGAATAAGCGTTATAAAGAAATGTTAAAAAAGAATAAGAAGTAGTTATTTAAAATCATTCCACGTGGTTAAAGGTTTATCTTCGTGGTATTAATAAATACTATGAAATGCGAAAATAAAAACTGTAATAGAACAGCAACAATGACTAATTTAGAATACTTTAAAAATATTTGGTATTGCACTTTTCACGGGAATAAAGAAGTTGTGAAAGGTAGACGTAAAAGAAAGTATGGAACTAAGTAAACCTTATTTAGAATGAGTCTAAACGGCAAAAGCTAGGTTAGAATAGGGTATTCGGTGAATAACTGGAGACCTAAGCCGCCCTTTTAAAAAAAACATTACATTTGTTGTGTAATATACATTAGTTGGATTCATTCTAAAAAGGTCAGCAGCTTGTAAACTGCGGCCTTTTTTGTGCTTCAATTTTAAAAACAAAGTTTACCTAATACTACAACTCATTAATTAATATTTGTACTTAACACGTATGAATATTTTTGGTTTAGAGATAAAAAAAAGGTCAGTATCTACTAGTGGCAATAATCAGTATTTAAAGTATGGTACTAAGGGATGGCTCGCAGAATTACTAAGTTTTGATGCCGTACCCGTTCCAGTTACCCAAGACTCAGCTTTAGGTATTGCAGCGTATTGGCGGTGTGTTAATTTAATTACTCAGTCAATAGCAAGTATGCCTATAAGGTATTACTCAGGCGGGAGTAGAACTACTACAAAGGCAATCCCAGCAATAAAGGCACTACGTCACCCACGTAAGAACATAACAGCCTATACATACAATGAGCTACTAATAGGATCTGCTTTAATGGAAGGAGACGGCTACGCTTTAATAGATAGAAGTGGCGGCAAGATAGAATTAACCCCTTTACTTTATGAGAATGTAGAACCGTTTATTTATGATGATGAAATATTCTATCAAGTAGACGGTATGGATATGCCTATAAGCTCGGGTGATATGATACACCTTAGAGGCTTTGGAGTAGAACTTGCACACGGTATGAGTGCTATGGATGCACACAGACAGACTTTAGGTTTAGCATTAGCAAGCCAAAAAGAAAATATAAACTTCTATGCTAAGGGTACTAAGATAGACGGCATTATAGAAATGCCAGGAAAGCTAGATGAGACTACAAAAGGCAACATTCAGAAAGTATTTGACAAAAAGTATTCAGGTGTAAACGCTACAAGTAGCACGCCTATAATAGATGCGGGTATGAGCTACAAGCCTATAGGAATGCCGCCCAAAGATGCTCAATTTATAGAATCTAATAATTTTAGTAGTAATGAAATAGCTACAATGTTTGGCGTTCCTGCACCAATGATAAACCAATTAGAGAGAGCCACACATTCAAACATCGAGCAACTAAAAATAGACTTTGTTACAAATTGCCTTATGCCTTGGGTGGGTAAACTAGAGCAAGAATATTACAATAAGCTACTTACACCTAGAGAGGAAGAAGGATATTTTAAGTTCAATGTGAACTCTTTAATGCGTGGAGACAGTAAAACACGTGCAGAGTTCTATAGAATAATGATGTCTACTTCTGTAATGACTATTAACGAGGTGAGAGCATTAGAAGATATGGACGGTATAGATGGAGGTGACGAAGTAATGGTTCCACTTAATATGATACCTATAAGCCAATCAGATGCTTACTATAAAAAATTGACAGATAAGGCTGCAATAAAAGAAATAACATAATGGAAAATAAAGAAAAACGATATATCACAGGTTCTATAGAGATAGAAAAGCGTGAAGGAGAAACAGAAACAAGAACTATAAGCGGTTACGCTGTAGTGTTTGATAAAGCTAGCAGCGTGTTAGGTGGTAAGTCTTTCGGGTTTACTGAGACCATAGGGCGTGCAGCATTTGACGGGGTAGATATGAGCGGGGTCATAGCCACTTTTAACCACAACTTTGATAATGTATTAGCAAGGTCAGATAGTGGCTCTTTGTCTTTAACGATGGATAATGTAGGTTTAAGGTATTCTTTTGAATCCCCTAATACTAGTTACGGTAACGACTTACTAGAGAATGTAAGGAATGGGAATGTAAAAGGTTCTAGCTTTATGTTTACAGTGAGAGACCAGAAGTGGACGTATAGAGATGGTGAGGGAATAGATGAGCGAGAGATCACACAAGTAGATGAATTATTTGAGTTGGGACCCGTAACCGTACCAGCATATCCAGATACCACAGCAGCACAAAGAAGTCACACATCTAATAAGCCTAACTTAAATGAGAGCGATGGATACGAGACAGTAGCAAGGCGAATCAAGATTTTAAAAACAAAGTTTACCTAAAATAAGGTAGAATTTATAAAAGTTTGTACTAATAAAAAAAACACAAAATGAACAAATCAGCAGAAATAAGAAGTGAGATCGATGCTAAGATTGCATCGCTCACAGCTTTGAATGATTCAGAAGGCAAAAGCCTAACTGATGAAACTAGAAGTGCTTTTCAAACAAAATTTGAAGGGATAGAAAAAGAAATTGTAAACCTTAAAGCAGACGAGAAACGTGAGTTGACTATGGAAACTATGCGAATCGAAGGAGCATCAGGTGAAAAGAGAAAACTTGATTTAGCGAATGCAGCAGGTGGAGCATCTAAGGAAGGGAAAGAAGAGAAAGAAACAAAAAGAAGTTTCTCAATATCTAACTTTATCAAAGAGGCTCGTTCAGATGGTGGCTTAACAGGCATCAACAAAGAAATGCACGAAGAGGCAGTTTCTGAGTCAAGAGCTAACGGCAGAGCGGTAGAAGGTTATGGTATGCCATCAATGGTGGTAAAGCGTAATATGAACGCAGGCACAACTACAGCAGGTGGATTTACAGTACCAACAGAGGTTATGAGTATTGTAGATTATCTATACAACAAATCTACACTTCGTGAATTAGGAGCAGACTTTATGACGGGGCTTAGTTCTGACCTTAGTTTCCCAGTAAGAGACAATGCTATTACTAGCGGTTGGTTATCAGAAACAGCAGCATCTAGTGCAGTATCTCCTACTTTCGCTCAGAAAACAATGAGTCCAAAGAGATTAGGATCACACATTGATTTATCTAATCAGTTAATCACTCAATCTAATGCGAGCATAGATGCTTACATTACAAGAGAGCTTGCAGGTAGTATGTTAGTTGACCTTGAAGGAGCAGCTATAAATGGTTCTGGATCTTCTAATCAGCCAGAGGGTATACTTAACACTACAGGAATAGGTAGTGTAGCACTTGGGACTGATGGAGGTCCAATAACTTGGGCTGCTATTGTAAAGCTAATTACAGAAGTAGCACAAGACAATGCAGAACTTGGAGATTTAAATTACTTAACAAACGCACAAGTAAGGGGTCAAATGCAAGTAATTCTCAAAGCTAGTGGAGTATCAGGATACCTATTAAACGAGGCTAATTCTGCACTAAACGGTTACGGATTAGGAGTGTCACAGCACGTACCATCTACCCTTACAAAAGGAGATTCTGATGTATGTTCTGCACTTATCTACGGAAACTTTAACGACTTAAAAATAGGTCAATGGGGAGGACTAGATATATTGGTTGACAAATATACGCAAGCGGAGAAAGGAACTACAAGAGTAGTTGCAAACGGTTACTTCGATGTTTTGGCATTGAGACCACAGTCCTTCGCGGCTATCACAGACATCACTACGGCATAGTAGGGGTTGTTTATTCATAATTATAGGGGTAGGTTATGCCTACCCCTTTTTATTTAAAAAAATGTTACAATGGCAAATAATAAAAAAGAAATTAAGACTACCATAAAGAAAACAACTATTACTGTAAAAGCACTAATGGAACTACCACGAGTAGGTCTAGCTTATAGTACAGGTGATGTTTTCGAGTTAAATGCTGAATTAGCAAATGATTTAATAAAAGATGGATTAGTAGAAAAATGTGGCAAGTAGTAACATATCCAGCAGCTAAAGCCCTTAGTGTTGATGATGCTAAAAGGCATCTAAATATATTAGATACGTCTTTCGATACGCTTATAGGTGAGTACATAGATGCGGCTCAGTTAATGCTATACAAAGAGGCTAACATCATAGCTACTCCAATGGCATTTAAACAAGTGTACCAATCTTGGGAAGAGTTCGACTTTAATCTAGAGCCATTTACTAGCGTTATCATAACCTACTATGATGCTAATGATGATGTGCAAACATTGGCGGCTAGTGACTATAAGATTTATGATGGAGGTTTTCCAGTTGTTATTTGCCCTGTTCAAATGCCTGCGTTATATGATAGAGTAAACCCTGTCATAGTTAATGTAGTGAGTGGGTATTCAGCAGCACCAGATAACGTAAAGCAATGCCTTAGAATGATAGTAGGAGATTTATATGAAGTACGACAGACAGAAGTACAAGGCAGTTACTCAGTGCTTAGTAGAAACACACAGTATCAGATTAGTTTAATAAGTAGACGGGCTGCAATATGATGAACATAGGCAAACTTGACAGACGTATAGATATAGAATCTTGGACTTACCTAGCGAATGCACAAGGTGAGAAGGTGGCTACCTATTCTGTTTTTCATTCAGCATTTGCACACGTTCAGAAAGCGGGCGGTAATGAGAGAGAGGAAGGGCAAAAAGAGACGGCCACTAATAAGGTAAAGTTTAAGATTAGATTCTTTGCAGGGATAGATGAGACTATGCGAATAGTGTACAATAGTATTTATTACGATATACTAGAGATACAGGAGTTAGGCCGTGAAGGTCTATGGATTACAGCAGAAAGGAAAAACTAATGGCTACTATAAAAATAGAAGGGATGGAGGAGCTAACAAGGCAAATTCAAAACATACCAAATGACAAAGTAAAACGTAGAGAGTTGCTAAAGATTCTAAGACGTCAATCTAAACCACTATTGGCATCTATAAAAAGCAAAGTACCTATATCTGATGGCTTTATTAAAGTTCGTGGTGGCTCTGTAAAAAGAAAAAACAAGACAAATCAAACAGGCGAAGTAGAGGCTATGAATCTAAAAAAGTCCTTTAAGATAAAAACTGGCAAATCTAAGATGATGCCTAATGTAGCGGTAGGACCCAATAGAGGAGGTAGAGGTAAGAATGATGGATGGTACGCTCACTTTGTTTTGTATGGAACAAAGCACATACAAGGCGATGATTTTGTAAAAAGAGGTGCAGACCAAGTACTACCAGCGATAAGCGTAACAGCTAGTGAGCAACTAAGAAAATACATAGTTAAAAAAACAAAACAAATACCATTTATAAAATGAGAGTAGAACTAACAAAGAGCCACGCAATACACACAAAGGTACTGCCTAAAGGTATGCAGCTAAGAGTGAGAACGTGGCTAGGAGAAGAGCTAATAAATAAAGGTGTAGCTATAGAATTAGACGGAGAGAC